AAACTTAAACCAGGTAGTTACATAGACACTCAAGGAATGGGTGGTCCTATGACTCCAGAAGACCTTGCTAAGTGGAAGGCATCTCCTGAGTTTAAGAAGCAGACCTATAAACCTATGGTGGTTAGACCTCGTAGGTTGTTTACACCTGAGTATGTTAAAGAGTTAAAGATCCTGTTACATGAAGTACTAGACGAAAGAGAGGGTAAGTTTGATTACGTATCCTATTTTGACACTGAACACTTTAAGCACCCAGTGGGTGAGGAGGAACCACCTTATGCCAAGACGAATAGATCCAAGTGAATACATGCTTGACGGATGGGATCGTCAAGGTGAAGTTCATTACGTGAGAGGATCACGTTACAATAAGATGATGATAACAGGTCTGTGGATATACTATGTGCTATTCGCAGGCATGTTCATACGTGGTCTCATACTATTCTTAAACCGATGAGAATAGGAGTAATGTGTTCTGGAAATGGCACTAACTTCGAGAACATAGTAAGAACCTGCAGTCAACATGAAGTTGTGTTGATGATACACAACAAGAAAGAGTGTGGTGCTATTGCTAGAGCAAATAAATTAGGTATCCCACACTGTAGGATCGCTGCTAAGGATGAAGATCAAATGATCCAGTTGTTTCAGGCATGGAGAGTTGATCTCATAGTATTAGCAGGATATATGAGGGTGTTATCATCTGATTTCATCAAAGCATTTCCCAACAAGATTATTAATGTGCATCCATCCCTACTACCTAAGTACAAAGGAATGAATGCCATCAAACAAGCCCTAGATAGTGGTGACAAGAAGACTGGATGCACTGTGCACTATGTGACAGAAGAATTAGACTCTGGTGAGATCATAGATCAATCAGTAGTAAATATCTGTCCCGATGATACATTAGAATCATTGACACAAAGGGTACAACAAGCAGAGCATCGGTTACTTCCATTAGTAATCAGTAGTTTATGAAACCACAAAGTGCTAAGGGAAAAGGCAGACGTTTCCAGCAGTGGGTACGTGACATGCTTATAGAACATAGAGATGTTCACCCTGAAGATATAGAATCACGTAGCATGGGTGCTGGTGGTGAGGATCTCATCATGGCAAGAGATGCTAGACAAAAGTTCCCGTTCAGTATAGAATGTAAGAACGTAGAGAAATTAAATGTGTATGAAGCATATGCACAGGCATGTGCTAATGCAGGAGACCATGAACCCATACTGTTCATGAAAAAGAATCACAAGAAACCTCTTGCTGTTGTTGATGCTGAATGGTTTATTAAGAATGTTCACAGTACCAATTGAGTCTTTCAGTGTACCTAATTGGGACTACTGGAAACCAGAAATATTATCTAATCTAACTACTGGTAGCACACTGGCAGAGGTAAACTCTAGTGGTTACGGTAAGTTTGATGACATGGAGTCAGATTATTTTGACAATAATAATAGTCGAACCCTTCCAAGGTATTACGATGTCGTTACAGAGGCGTTACAACCTGTTCTAGATGAGTTTCAGGAGTCCTATCCAAGGGACATACAGATCACAAGTATGTGGTATCAGAAAACATTTTCTGGTCAGATGCATGGAGTACATAATCATGGTGCTTTAGGTGTGTCTGCTGCCTTCTATGTTGAGTTCGATCCACTCCTACATAAACCTACTACATTCTATGCACCATTCCATAACTTTTTTAATGGAGATATGCTATCATATACTCCAGAGGTACAGGAAGGTGACATAGTATTCTTTCCAAGTTATCTACTACATCAGCAGGATCCTAATAAGAGTTCTGTTATCAGGACAGTAGTCTCCTTTAACATTGCAGGTTATACTCCGACACCCCATGAACTACAGAGATAGATATGTTACAGTCGAACTTGAGGATGATGAGTTCGCAAGGATACTTAAAGAGATAGGGGAACCTAACTATGAGCCAACAGAAATCGAAGACGTACGTCAGTCTTCTGTCGCCTTTATTGAGTCGCAACTCCTCAAAGATGTCATCCAAAGTTATTGTCAGCGGGTTAACGAAGCTGCTAAGTGGCACTTCGAGCTCGACTTTCTGGAGCCTCTACAAATTACGAAGTATGCAGAGGGAGATAGATATGATTGGCATCAAGACGAGTCAGAGTGGTGTAGAAACAAAAGAAAAGAAGAACGAATCAGAAAAGTCTCGTTCGTACTCCTTCTGAATGAAGACTTTGAGGGTGGGGAGTTTATGTTAATCAATCAAGAGATACCTTTAAAGGCAGGGACAATGATATTCTTCCACTCAGATGACTATCATCAGGTTAATGCAGTCACTAAAGGAGAACGTAGGAGTCTAGTAGGATGGATACAGGGACCACCATGGGTATAGACCAGGCTATTGTTTATGATGGCATGGTTGCCAAACCTCGTACTGATTTTTTGTACACAGAGTTCATAGATCAGGAGGTAACTGATGCATTGGTAGATTTTTATCACACTCAAGATATCTTTGAGGGTGGTGAAGGACAGACTATTGATGACAATGGTGGTGGCATGGTTGATACAGACATCAAAGACTCTATGGATTATCCTATCTTTGTAGGTATCAATGACCGTAGAGTCAGAGACTTCACTGCTGAAGTCAATCGTGTCTGTCATAACTATGCTCAGAGATTTCCACTGTGTACTAAGACAAACATGTGGAAGATGGAAGAGTTCTTTAACCTTCAGTACTATAAACCTGGAGGTGGGTATCATCTATGGCATTGTGAAAGACAATCATCAAGCAGATCCAACACGTACAGACATCTGGTTTGGATGGTATACTTAAACGATGTTCCTAATGGAGGTACAGAGTTCTTTCACCAGCAACAATACATAGAAGCAGAGAAGGGAAAGTGTGCAATCTGGCCATCAGATTGGACATGGCACCACAAAGGACGCAAGTCTGAAACACATGAAAAAATCATCGCAACAGGATGGTATCACTTTATCTAAGGAGACTTATGACATTTACACCGTATCAACAGGCAGTAGTAGCAGCAAAGAATGCAGTCATCGAAGCACTTAAGATCGATGAGAAGGAACAGACCCTTAGTGAGCTATGGAGACACTACATGGGACTACGTGCTATCGAACAACAGAATCAGCACACAGAATTGGATGACAATAAGACAGCGAATGAGAATATAACTTTTAATGTGAAGGACAACTTTGGATCTGATCCATTCACGATGGAGAATCCATACATCCCACTAGACATAGGTGACACTAACATTGCTGCTGATACAGTGACTGTAGGCACTGGTCTTCTTGGTGGTATGGGACAGGATCACATAACATTCTCTTAAGAATGTCAGGGATAGGTAATAATACTTGACAGAAATTTTATGATTGCTATATAATTGTGTAACGTTACTTAACATAAGTTAACATGAGTTCATCAACTGCAGGTAGGCGGTACGTAACCACTGAGGACGGAGGCAGACAGAATATGTTTGCTGCTGAGCCTCGCATAGAAGTCATCGATAATGGTGACTACTGGAAGAATGCTGAACTTCTTAACGGAAGACTAGCAATGATTGGTTTAGTTGCTGCTGTATTTAATTACACCGTCTTCGGATGGGTAATTCCAGGCATTGTATAAGTTACAAGGTCTCTTTAAATCTAATTTCTATCCCTTAAATCAAATGAAAAACGAAAACGAAAGATTATCCTTAGCAGAATTAGCTAACGGACGTTGGGCAATGATTGGAATCGTTTCTGGTCTAGGTGCCTACCTAACAACTGGTCAACTCATTCCAGGAGTATTCTAATGGATACTACAAGCAACCTGGATATATTTGTACGTAGCAATGGTCGTGCTGCAATGCTCATCTTTTGGGCAGCAGTAGGAGCATATACCTACGTGAAATATTTTTCCTGATAAATAGTTACTCGTAACATTTCTACACAATACGATGTCTGACTTAGTAGTCGAGACCAACAGTATATCACCACTAATAGCAGTCCTCTGGGTCTTTTATCCTATGGCTGCTTTAGTCTTGATAGAGTTGCTGCTCAGAGCATTCAGTGGAAACAATGACGATGACGATGATCATCAGGGAGGCAAGATGATCCCTGTAGCATTACCAACGGGGGCATGATGTACCAGTTAATTTTCCTAGGTATGTTAATAGCATACGTTAATTTTGGTGGTCTATCCTTTGTGATGCAATGACCATTCCAGAACAAGTATTGATAACAGTACCACACCACTTGCACGGTCTACTAGAATTTGGTATACTGGTAGCAGTTGGTGTAACCTTTGGTTAATGAAGTTAATAAGATTCACCAGCGGAGATACCTATACCTTCTTCGCACCACGGTGGGAGTATTATGTTTGTGAGACAGAAGTAGACTTTGATTTATCCATGCTGAAGAATGAAATCTTCTGGCAGGAGCATAGAATCATTGAGCACTATCCATTTGAGGATGATTGGGGTACCAAGTTGGGACCTAATAGTCTTACTTCTAGGTCTAACAAGTATAACTTATTAACATGGTCAGATGCCAAACCTCTCGGTGCATTCATCCGACACACGCATGATTCACTGATACACGAATTAAATCTTCCACCTACCAAGATATATGCTCAATGCTGGGCTAATGTCATGCGTAAGGGTGAGAAGATGGCAATGCATTCCCACGGGAGAGACCCTTGGTCTTATCTCAGTGGGCATCTTTGTGTACAGGTGAAGGATACTAATACATATTATCAGAACCCTTATGGTGGAGACCCATACGCTTCTGCCAACTCAGTAGGTAAGATGACACTCTTCCCTAGTTTCCTACCCCACTACACAGATGAGGTGGACACTGGAGAAAGGGTCACAGTGGCCTTTGACATCAGGACAGAAGAGGGTTATTATAAGGACATCAAAGACAACATGAAGGAGCACTGGGTCAGACTATGATTGAGGAATTCAGACTAGATGATGGCAAACTTGAAGAAAGAAAGCTGTGCTTGACAGCATGCATCAGTAATGGATACCCTATTCAGAGAGGAACCTATGAATTCTGTCATGATTTTGTAATGAATAATAAATTTGAGGGTTATGTCCCCACTGATACCAATGATTTAGCTGATAAAGTTAATGATTTTAATGGTGATTACTTTGCTTTAGCATGTGCTAGAGTGAAACAGGTATGGGAGGAGCGTCGTCGATGAGAATTGTTATTGCTGGTGGTGGGTCTGCTGGTTGGATGAGTGCAGCAGCACTCTGTAAAACCTTTCCAGACTGGGACATTACTATCATCGTAGGTGATGAACCTATTGGTGTGGGTGAGTCTACTACTCCACATATTAATCAGTACCTAAAGTATATGGGTATCGATGATGCTGACTTCTTGAAAGCAGCACGTGCTACCTTTAAAGCAGGGTCTAAGTTTGAAGACTTTGCAGGTGTAGGTCACTCATTCTTTTATGGTAATGCTCAAGAGCTACCTAAGGGTACACACTATTATCAATGGATGCTTGCGGATGCATTTAAAATGAATCCTCCTCCATTTATTGATGTCTTCATGCCATTCATGACAGTGGCAGCAGAAGGCAAGATGCCACTCAATAATCCAAGGCTTGCTCCTTATGACCTCAAAAAGGACCGTAGTTTCCACATTGACTCCCACGCGTTCGCTAAGTATCTTAGAGAAACTTTCTGTGAGAATATTAGAGTCATTGATTCTAAAGTTAAGTCGGTATCTTACGGACAAGGAGGAATACAATTTGTCACTGTGGAAAGAGGACCGTACGACCAAGGGGCAAAGAAGGTTGACGCAGATCTCTATCTCGACTGTACTGGGCAATCGTCTACACTAGGCGGTGCTATGGGTACTTGGGAACCAATCACTACCCTTAATGTAGACACTGCTATCGTAAGGAAGGAAGAATATACTAATAAAGATGAGCAGATGCACTGCTACACCCATGCTAAGGGTCTCTCTGCTGGATGGCAGTGGACTATACCTACATGGGATTTCATTAGTAAAGGATATGTATTCTCATCTAAGCATCAGTCTGAAGAGGATGCTAAGAAAGAATTTGGTGACGGTAAAGTAATTAAATTTAGGACAGGTAGATACGATAAGGCATGGAGTGGTAACTGTGTGAAGATAGGTCTCTCTTATGGTTTTGTTGAACCATTAGAGTCCACTTCACTATTCAATACACATCATGGTATACTCTCACTCATTGACATCCTTGCAACGGTACCTGACTATGGTCAGTTTGAGCGTGATAATTATAACTACAATCTTAAGGAGCACTTTGATGGATGGAAGGAGTTTGTAGAAGCACACTACTATTACTCCAGTCGTAAGGACACTCCCTTCTGGAGGTCACAGACAGATGAGATGGAGTATGATATAGTAGGGTCACATGAATTCATCCGTCATTACATGACAAGTGATGAAGCATTCAGTCCAGACCAATTCCACCCTATTGTATACATTATGGCAGGTGCTGGTAAGAATAACATCAACCAGAGACACTATGGATACTTTAACTATCCTATCCCTATATCTCAGAAGAATGTTGATGATTGGAATGAGGACTATCAAATGAGGAAGTCATTTGCTGGATCACTACCTACAATGTATAAATATCTCAGTGAAACTTTCCATGCGGAGGACTCATGAACCTACTACCCGATATCTTCTCGGACACTGCCAAGTATAAGCCTTGGTTGTGGGAAAAGTATGGTGACACTGAGAAGGAGAGAAAGAAACAAGCAGAGAACGAAAGAGAGTTAAAATATAAGAAAGATAGAATGATGCACGGCAAGAAGAAAGTCGGACATTCTAAAGACAGCCCTACTTACAAAGAGTTTCTTAAGAAAGCAAAGGGTACTAAGTTAAGACCAGGAGAAGTAAAGAAACTCGTAAACGGAAAGTGGGTTTCTAATAAAGACTAAATATGCAAGGGCAATGTCAATAAGTCCCCCCGTATGGTGGTAGGGCCTCTGGTTTAGGAGGATATCCACCCTTTCATACCCCAAACCAAGACCACGGGGATTCCTTAGGGATTAGTCTTATCATAACAAGTAAACACCGCACTCATTTTTAATGACTACTCTTCAACAAAGAAGTAGCAGCCCGCTTAAGAATTGGGACGAGTTTTGTGCGTGGGTTACCTCCACGGACAATCGCTTATACGTTGGTTGGTTCGGAGTCTTAATGATTCCATGTCTTCTAGCTGCAGCTACTTGTTTCATCATAGCGTTTATCGCTGCACCACCCGTCGATATAGACGGTATCAGAGAGCCAGTAGCAGGCTCATTAATGTATGGAAACAACATCATCTCTGGTGCTGTAGTTCCATCCTCTAATGCTATAGGTATGCATTTCTATCCCATCTGGGAGGCAGCATCACTCGATGAGTGGCTGTATAACGGAGGTCCATACCAGTTAATTGTCTTCCACTTCCTTATCGGAATCTCTGCCTACATGGGTAGACAGTGGGAGTTGTCGTATCGTTTGGGCATGCGCCCCTGGATCTGTGTTGCTTATAGTGCGCCAGTCTCAGCTGCCTTTGCAGTATTCCTCATCTATCCTTTCGGACAAGGATCACTCAGTGATGGTATGCCGCTTGGGATATCGGGAACGTTCAACTTTATGTTTGTCTTCCAAGCGGAGCATAATATCCTTATGCATCCATTCCACATGGCAGGTGTGGCGGGTATGTTTGGAGGTGCTCTCTTCAGTGCTATGCATGGCTCCTTGGTCACGTCATCGCTCATCAGAGAGACAACTGAAAACGAATCACAAAACTACGGTTACAAGTTTGGACAAGAAGAAGAAACCTATAACATCGTCGCTGCACACGGGTATTTTGGTCGTTTAATCTTCCAATATGCATCGTTTAATAACAGTCGAAGTTTACACTTCTTCCTCGCTGTCTTCCCTGTCGTCTGTATCTGGTTGACCTCAATGGGTATCTGTACGATGGCATTCAACTTGAATGGTTTTAACTTTAACCAATCAATTCTGGATGCACAAGGCAAGGTTGTCCCCACGTGGGGTGACGTGCTTAACAGAGCAAACCTAGGTATGGAAGTGATGCACGAGCGTAATGCTCACAACTTCCCACTTGACCTCGCAGCTGCTGAGGTTACAGAGGTTGCATTACTTGCACCATCTATCGGTTGACAAGGTATCACAATCTGATATAATAAGAGGGTCTAACGACCCTCTTTTTTTATGTTATATTTTATTGGCTTCCTAATGGTAGCAGCGATATGTGTAGCAGTATACTACCTCAAGCTTTATAACCCTCATTGATATGGCAGATAAACCAATACCAGGATCATACATAGACACGCAGGGCATGGGTGCTCCTGCTGATCCTAATTACAAAGGTCCAAGAGAACCCGTAGAATATAAACCTGCTATCATTAAACCACGTAGGTTATTCACTCCAGAATATGTAAAGGAGATGAAGTATCTTATCAATGAGGTATTAGATGAGAGAGAAGGGAAGTATGATTACACTTCCTACTTTGACACTGAGAAATTTAAACACTATGTTGGAGAAGATGAACCACCCTATACTGGCAGGCAAAGTAAAGACAGTTTATGATGTTGATGGTGATGCACAGAAGGTGCTCATCAAGTTTCATGATAAAGTAACAGCAGGTAACGGTAGACTTGTAGAGTTTCCTGAAGATAAGGGTAAGACATGCTGTCTTATATCTGCCTTGTTGTTTGAATTACTAGAGAAGAATGGTATTAGGACTCACTACCTAGGCACTGAAGGTCTTGATAGTATGTTGTGTAGGAAACTAACTATCATTCCACTGGAAGTTATCTGTCGTAACATTGCTGCTGGTAGTATAGTTAAGACTACTACTATTAATGAAGGCACACTACTTCAACCACCTCTAGTAGAATTCTTCCTTAAAGATGACACTAAGAATGATCCATTACTGACACCAGATAGAGTCAGACTTATGGGACACGATCCTAAACCATTGATTGAGAGGACACATGAAATCAACTACCAATTACAATCACTATTCACCTTATGTGGTTTGGATTTGGTTGATTTTAAACTTGAGTTTGGTTACGATGCTCATGGCGATTTATACCTTGCCGATGAGCTCTCCCCAGACAACATGCGATTGTGGAGAAAGGATACTAAGGCACGGTTCGACAAAGATTTATTCAGGAAAGACGAGGGAGATATAGTTGAGGCATATAAGACAGTCCTAGCACAGCTCAGACAGTTTGCCTAAATATTCCGTAAGGTATATTAAGTAATGGCAGGGCAGGATATCAGAGATATAGTAGCAAGATGCTACGAGGGGATGGGTCCATTGCTGAGTCCGAATGCATTGGACCAGTTGAATCCATACACTCCTACTGTTCCTAATGTTGTACAACCACAACCATCAGACCCTGCTGCAATTATTAGAGAGTTAGTTGGTCGGTGTTATCAAGCACCAGTAACCAACATGCCTAACCCATTAGACCAGTTGAATCCTCCACCAGTGTGGCAACCTCAAGTTATACCAGAGGTACCAACACCTGCTGAAGTTATTCAGACTCTAGTTGGTAGATGCTATCCAGATTTACCACCACTAGAGCCACCACCTGAGGCACCAGAGCCACCAGATGACTGGACTATCATTGATGTAACAGACCAGATTAAATGGGCTAGAGACTTTGTTGACTTAGATATTGAGAAGATTATTGTCAAGACACCTGACCCTAATGACCCTAGTGGATTCGTTAGGTGGGATGGTAGTCAGTGCGAAGAGGTATTAAAGTTTAGAAGAAAGAATCTCCTTAGAGACTTAGGTGATGGATGGTGGCAGCATATTACTACCAATGAGAAGTATTATTGTAAGGATAGTAACTGGAATCCTAATATTAAATGGGAAAACTGTGTAAGGAATGCACTAGAGTGTATGTTTAGACCTTACATAGGAGGTAAGTGGACACCACCCAAGGCAGACTGTGAAGGACAGCACAACCAAGGATGGAGTAGCAATAGAGATGAGATATGTATCAAGAATTGTTATCCAGATAGGTTAGCAGTCTATGAATCTAAGAATGGTAACATCGATAACGCATACCATACATCTGCTACACCACCAGTAGGTTATACACTCACCAGTAACACGCCAGCATTTTATATACTGGCGAGTGCTGAAGCAGATAAGTCAGTCCCTCTGTTTAAGTACTACTCAGGTACCAATCAAGATACTTTTCTAACAACCAACCCAGGTCAACCAGACTCACCTGGAGCAGGTGAGAGAGCAACGATGGATGCTTCTGGCATGGTATTCGTAGAGCAGATGGGTCATGTATTCAACATGGCAAATGACGCAGGAAGTTACCTAGCAGATGGTGAGGTTGCTAAGCCACTCCATAGATTCTGGAAGTCATCTCCATTCAATCACAAGTATATGATTGATGCTGATGTGGAAGGCATGAGACCAGAGAGGACAGACAAGTGGGCATATAGTATACCTCAAGAGTGTAGTGCTGACTTGAGTATCAACCTAGACTGTGAGCATGGGGCAGCAGGGTATGACAATGCACTTGGATTCTACCTAGCAAATGATAGTGGACCTGTTGAGGGTGTCGTAGTCTTACCATCAGCTAAGAGTGGTGAGCAGATGACCACGGTCACCATAATGTCTGCCATGCTTAACACCTATGGCAATGGAACCATGGGATTTTTCTTGATCCCTGATGGTGGTGGCCAGAATTCACTTACCTTAGGTCAGTCAGTAAACTTTACTAACCTAGGGAGTGGTAGTGACGCAGGCTTCAGTGCTATAGGAATCAGTACTGCACAGTCAAACTACTGCCTATTTTCCGACCGTCGTTGGAACCCAGCAGGCCAGAAAGACTTTACTAAATGGCAAGGCACATCACATCAGATGTGGGAAGACCTTATCAATGGTGACGATGACTATGATGACCTGAAACTATGGCACAATGTCCAGTGGTCTTATAATGGTTGGATATATGAGGGTGTTACAGGGTATGTGTATGCTGGACCTGCACCTGAAAAGGTAATGAAGAAGTTGCAGGTCAACAAACCATGTGATGACAGAATATTAGCATCATCCTTCAAGGATATAACTGTCAGACGTATGGATTGTGGTACTAATAACCCAACGATACAATCAAACGCAGAGGACTGGGAGTGTGGTCAGTGTAGTGGAGGTTACGCACTCAAACTACATGACACTCAGACCATTGAGGTTAAGAAGACATGCACCTTCTGGGTGAAGAGCATGGGTGGTATCACTGGAGGGTTAGAAGCAGACTGCATTAAATTCACGATGCGTTTTGCCAAGAATGGCCAGGATGTATTCAATAAACAATTTGAGGTCAGGTATTGGCCTAAGATAGGAGAGAATCTAGCAGACGTATCAGTTAGTTGTGTACCAGGAGACACTGTAACCTTACAGTTAGTATCAATTGATGTTGGACCTCATACAGGGTTTGTCTCGCCTGGTATGGCACTATATGAAGAGGTCTCAGGTGTCTTCACTGATATGATTAACATATCATTAGGTACACAGGCACATGATGATACCATTGGGTCTACTACTGGAGGCACAGTTGGTAACCCACTCAACACTTCTATTAATACTGTTACAGGATTCGGTATGCAATTCCGTCCTACTATGAAGGAGGCAGACGAATGGCAGCCAGGATCTAAGGCAGCAGAGACATGGAATGTTGATGATGATTACTCAAGAGAACCATACACTACTGTATGGTCATCAGGTGCTGCTGTTCCTATGCATGGGTCACTCCAAGTCAACCCAGAGATACCAGGACAGAGTAGGATAATCAACAATGCATTGATGCCTGACATATCAGGTGCATACATTGATACAGGGTATGTCTATGATGGACAAGAGTATTTCCTTGACAGTATCCTACCTACATTTAACTATAGAAATCAGACTGGTGTATACAACCACCTACTAGAGGAGCATCTAGTTACGAGGTGGGAAACCTTAAGTGGTAGTGTAATTTCGGGCAGTGTTAAAGAGCAATTGGCCAAAGCAGCACCGACTGCTTACGCTAAGGTAGTAAGACCTTGGTATGACTTAGGACTTGCTAGTTTTGGTGCTGACTTTAATACACAGGTACAAAACACATGGAATGGTACCACTTACTACTCACCTTGTACCTTTATACATGACTACCTATTAGATACTGTTGCTGGCACAGGAGCACCTAGTATTACTGATGCATGTAAGATAAGAATGGGTATCACATTCTACCCAGTCGTTACACAGATATCAGGTAGCAGTAGGACGGTACACTACTGGCAGGCAATGATACATGTAATAGATGTACTAGATGCAGGGTCAGGGTATAGCGAAGGACAGAAATTTGTGCTACACTGGCCTCCTATCAGGGATCCTCTGACTGAGAACGCTGCACAGACACCTTACTATCCTGACCAAGAGTCAGTGTTTAAGATGCCTCATACACCAGTGTGCTCTTGGTATGAGCAACCTGATATGGTCAAGAGGATGGCGAAGGAAGCTATATACCAGGAGTCACACAATAAAGATAGTGTTGTGTGGTATTACTCTTCGGATAAGAATGATTTCCGAGTTAGATTCTCTATTATAATTACAGAAACTACTTAACATGGCAGAAGGATTCAGTGCAAGAGAGGTAGCCGCTGAAAGGTCTCTCGAAAAATCTTCCAAGGAATTGAAGATGCTTAGGAAGGTCATCGAAAAGTATAAGGATGATCCAAAGGGTAAGAGAAAGATGCTCAAGAAGATGCAGAAGTATTGGAGGAGTCCTATTGCTACCATTAAGGGGTTGGATTATAAACCTAAGGGTAAGGACTGGGAGTTAGACCCTGAGATAGCAGAGAATATCAAGAGTATGGAGGAGTACATCGACCCACGTGGAGAGGAGGACGATGTGACAACTGTCTTAACAGACGAGCAGGAAGCAGAGTTACGTGCTAAGATGACAAAAACAACCCAAACAGATGATTAATCTCGATGAAAAGTATCATGATTATTTGACCAGTGGAAAGACACTGAAGATTGACGGTGTAAATGAACGAGTGAGAGGCTACGGTTACGAGTGTAATGGTAGTGAGATCATAGGATACTATCTGACTACAGATAACTATAAACTATTCTATAATCTTAATGAACAGTTTCTTCGGATGGTGCCAATTGCTGAACTGTCACAAGGGTAGTTGACGGATGTCCGAATCATCAAGTATTATAAATACTTCTTCGATGAAGGACGCTTCATCATTCTTTACATTCCGAATGCCTCAATTACTCGCGCTAGGTCTGGACGGAGAGAAACCAAGGGAATCATGTCGAGATTCCTGTCATCCGCAGTCCTTGTATTGCGAGACACTTTAACACAATCATGTCAATCAAATCAACAATCGCAGCACTAGCTGCCTCACCATTTCTACTCGCTGGAGCCGCTTTTGCTGGTCCTTACGTGAACGTAGAAGCTAACGTTTCCTATCCAGATGGAGACTATAGTGGTGCAACTACAGACGCTCACGTAGGTTACGAAGGTGACCTCTCTGAGACTGCTTCCTTCTACGTACAGGGTGGACCTGCATTCGTAGCTAAGGATGGTTCTGATACAGAAACAGAACTATCAGGAAAGGTAGGCGTTAACATCGCTGCTACTGAGTCCTTCGGAGTATACGGAGAGCTCGCTGGAATCACCAACGAGGACAGCAATGGCGACGGAATCGTTGACTGGGCTGCTAAGATCGGTGGTAAGTTCACCTTCTGATAAGCAGAACATATCTAAATAAAGGGTCACTTAGGTGACCCTTTTTTCTTTTCTACCTTATTAATATGGCCAAACAAATAGGAAACACCGCAATCTATACTCGACCAGGGTGTGCATTCTGTACGAAGATTAAGGAAGTTTACAAATCTAAAGGGTGGGGCTTTGCAGAATACGTTTTAGATGTTAACTTTACTAGGCAGCAGTTTCAAACCGAGTTTGGTATGAATGCTACCTTCCCTCAAGTTATCATTGCGGGACACAAAATGGGTGGATGTACTGAAACTGTTAAATACCTGCGAGAAAATAGTTATCTATGATAGTAATGGATTCTACTGAAGAACTCTATACTCTTATCGACCGTAGCATTGATGAAGCAATGTTTAACGGTCGATTTATGTTTAAGATGTATGATTATCTGAAGTCGAGCAAGTGGACACGTAAAGCAACAGGTGAACTACTAGAGTCATCATCCATGCAAGAATTAAAAGGTGTGGTCAATGAGTTGAGTCAATACATTGCACGTGACACATACATGACAGAAGCATACAGTAACATACCTAAGCCACAAGCAAGGAAGATAAGGAAATATTTTCAGAGTATGATAGATGATGCACAGTTATACTATGACACTCATAAACCAGGGCGTCCTCGTAAACGTGCTAAATAAGTTCAATAACATAGGAGGAACAGATGGAGTTAACTTTTTTATACACCAGTTTCTTCTTGACAATCGGAAGTTTTCTGCTAGGATTCATAGTATCCTGGAATCTTAAGCACATCTATGATGAGTGGAGAGCAAGAGCAGACTATGCTGCTGTCGTTATGCACCCTGAGATGCAAACAGATAATGGACCTGTAGACCCATCCGAGTTGTTATACTTGCGTATCACCGACGATGATGATACAATAGAAGATGATGAAGATTAACCGTTGAGCTCAATATGAAACTGATGATTTCTGAAGTGCTTCAGAAAGCACATAATGCAAAAACAAAAAAGGAAAAGATTAAAATCCTACAGGATAACAATACTCCTGCACTAAGGATGGTCTTCGTCGCTAACTTTGACGACTCCTTGGTACCACGTGTCCCTCTCGGTGAGGACGTACCTTATCGTAAGAATGAGGCACCTAAAGGTACAGAGCACACCCTTCTTGAGAAGGAGGCATCAAAGATGTACTATTATTTCAAGGGTGGTGCTGATAACGTAGCGACGATGAAGGTAGAGAGTATGTTTATCCAACTGCTTGAAGGACTGCATGAGTCAGAAGCAGAGGTAGTTATTAAAGCAATCAATAAGACTCTTCATAAGAAGTATCGAATCACCCACGCTGTTGTTAAGGAAGCATTCCCTAGCATTGAGTGGGGTGGTAGAGGTAGATGAAATTAACCGAGGAGCAAATCTCAACCATCAATACTGCTGGTGGGGGTTGTTATATTATCCAGACTGGTATCACACCTGATGCTGCTGAGGATAAGCAACTACCCACCAATGCATACCTTATGGAATGTGAGAAGGATGGAGACATATGGTTTGATGTTGTTATGGGTGACACCGTAGGAATATTTGACACATATTATGATCTGCTTGGCAATGTCATCAAGAAGATGTCATACTGTAAGGGTACAAGACCACCTCACATGTGGAATGCAACTCCACCTAAGAAACAAAAAGAAAAACCACCCAAGAGGAAACAATAGATGCCCATCTACAGAGACTACGAGATTCGTATTAACCTCAACGAGTTAGTTGAGCAACGTATCCCTGTGTGTAATGCTCTACACCCTGACCACTGCCTAACAGAGGAGCAGGAAGACCAGATAGCACATGGAATACGACAAGAGTTGGACCTGACTCCCATTTATGACCAAGTTGATGCTAAGATAAGAGAGTTCTGCGAAGCAGCACACATTGAAATGCCATGTGAATGCCCATGACTGTATACATTGACCCTCGCCGTAAGGTAGAGGCACCTACAGAATTAACTCCAGAAGAATTGGAGAAGAAAAGAAATGAAGAATTGGGGATGAAAGTTGTGCAGACGTTTGCTACTCTAACTCTCTCACCCCTAGTCGTTATGTTGATATGGAACTGGGTGATACCTACTCTGTTTGGACTACCTACCCTGACATACTTCACAGCACTAGGACTCTACTTACTATGTAAAATATTATTCACAAATAATAATGACTAAAGTATGTTTGGTTACTGTCACACCTGACGCTGAAAAAACTATCGGATACATCGCAAGAGTATCTAACCCTAACAACCAAGACAACCCGAAGGTTGCTGGTCTATTAAAGTATTGCATCAAGCATGGACACTGGTCTATCTTTGAGCAAGCACACATGACGTTGGAGATTAATACGACACGTGGTATTGCTGCACAGATACTGAGGCACAGGTCATTCACCTTCCAAGAGTTTAGTCAGAGATATGCTGACACTAATCTCCTTGAGCCACCAGTTATACCTGAGTTGCGTAGACAGGATTTGAAAAATAGACAGAATAGTATAGATGACATCCCAGAAACCGAGCGAGCCTTTTTACAAGGCCGAATTAAACAATACT